CATGCTGCGAATATCGCAGCCGATATTTGGTTGGAAAAGTCTTTCTCCACGATTCGTCATAACTATATTTCGAATTGATTCCTTTACTGAATCCTCGTCAATCTTTCTCGATATATCTGAGTTAACTGGATTTAGCAATAGAGTTTTGTGAAAATCAGTGTATGTTTCAGATTTTCTTCTGCTGAGAGGTGTAAGTGCCATTATAGATTATCCCCTTCATATAGACCTTTTCTATATGATTGTTTCTTATGATTGCTCAATGCAAGACTATTATAATTACCCCAAATTGATATATGTCCCCGAGTATCAACATGAATAAACTTTGAATATGTGCCAATACCATCAAACCCTTCTTCACTACATGCACGAATGAAATTGTTTCTAAATTCATCTGACTTTCCGGCCATGTTAACATCTAACGCTTGTCCGAAATTATGTTGTGATCGTCCAGGTTTAGCAACGCTTTTCTGAGACGGGCCATTTTTTGCGATAGCAGCATTATACAATCTTTGTTGCTTAGCAGAACTTCTATATGCACTGTTAATACTCAAAATTGTATTAAGTTTTTTAGCAACTCTGAAGATCCGAACCCAAACACCAATTTCTACCTTTTGCCAGCTCAGAGGAGCTTCATCTTTATTTAGAGTAGAAAAAGATATCATATTTGAAGCCGCGAAGGAGTTACTGTTAATTTGTTCGATCGTTGCAGATATGATTTCATTTGCCATACTAATTTCTTCCGTGGTGAATTCTTTATTAATATGAGCGCCTACTCCTGCATTGTTTATTACTTGAGCCGCGTTGTTTTTTTCTGCTATAATAACAAATGGATCTTTACGGAAGTGCCCAGCCTTTACGGCATCAGTTGTGGCTGTCACAGAAAAATTACTAAATAGGGCAGATTGAATTACATACGCGTTAACAATACTCTTAAGCCCATCGACCGGAGATCTCATAAACGCACCTACAATTTCTGTTAACTTACAAAGACGAAAAAGAATATACGCTATTACTTCCGGAGTAATTTTTTCATATCCTCCGGCCATTTGAGCAATGATACTTTCAATTTTCGTCTTTATGTTTTTTATATTAAGATCGCTAAAAAAGTTTTTGGCTCGAGCAAGTTTTTTCGATATAGCATTTGCTGTAGCGATCGCCATATTCTTGAATGATTCAATTTTCTTAACTATATTGTTTATTTGCTGTAAGAACCTGTCTTTTAACGAATCAACTAGCTTATTCAAAATGTCTTTAATCGAGTTTAATTTATCTATTACATCTTTTATTGAAAAGTTTTTCAATTGATCAATTAGGCTTGCTCCAGCTGACACTAGACCAGCAACCTGTAATAGGTTGCCGTTAAATGCAGAACAAAATCCACCGCTCAAAGACGTTTCGAAATTATTATTGTAGTATAAATCAAGTTGTGTATAATAACTGTTGATTTCTAATTGTGAATCATTTGTTACTTGTGAAGCGTTAGATTGACCGCCAACACTGGATATTGTCGAATTATAAGAAGACAATAATGAATTCAAAAATTCAAGATCATATTGAGAAAATTCTAAAAAGTCTGCGTACTCAGCAGATAATACAGGACCTTGCTTAAATCTCTCCAATACAAGAGGATATGTTGTACCATTTGGGTCTACATTGATTAATGCTTCTTGTGTTAGCGCAATAGTCGAGTATATTACATCTTGATCATACTTTATTGCTGGATTCACTTGTAAATTATATAGTTCATCAAATGAATATAACTGAGAAGTTAAATCGCTTATTGTTAATGCTGATATAGAATACTTTGATGTTTGATTGTTGAATGTATTACATGTCATGTTAATTCGCCTGGTAAATCTGGTGTTATTGGATTTGCTTGACTTGTAGAAGATTCATAGTCGGTGTCAGATGATACTCCTCTTGCAATTGCTGCTGGAACGTTTGCAGCAATTGCAACTTCAGCAGAACCAGGCGCTTGTCCTGGACTATTTAAGTGAATTTCTGATCCTCCGATCTTTACAAATTCTCCTGTTTTCATATCAATGCCATCTGTTGATTCAACCGCAACCTTTTTACTAGCCTTTATCCCAATATTCCCGGCCTTTGCCTCTAAGCTAAGTTTACCGATCGATAAAAGATCAATGTTATCTACGCGCGCAGTTGCAGCGATTCTAGATCCAGCAATGTCAATTGAATCTCCAGCGTTAATCGTAACTCTTCCTCCAGAAGTGATGCTAAAATCTCCTCCAGATTGAAATTCCATATCACCTTCTGCTTGGATGACGCATTTTCCTCCTTGAACAAGTATACCGTATCCAGTTCCATATACACTTAATTTAGATCCGGTAACAACTTCCTCCATGTTTCCTTCGCTTGAATTATGAGAACTACCAAACGATTTGATCGTCACATTTCCATGAGAATCGAGAGTAACGTGTGAACCGGATACGTGCGTGATGCTGATGAATTCGTTATCATCAGTTTTTCCTGCTAACTCGATATTTGATCCATATTGTCTTGCCTGCCACACAGATGTACGTACATTTGATGCGATAGGCCGCAATGGTTCTTCTATTGTGTGATCTCCAAACTGTGTAGTTTTTCTAAATGTTGCTTGAGTTACAATTGGCGATTTGTCGATTCCTTCGCCATGAAACTGGTAAGGCATGCTTACTGTTCCATAATTATCGTGCGCATCCTGTGAAGATGCTAAGTACGGATTAACGTTACCAATATCGTACGAGGTTTCATCTGGTTTTTGTAATGATTTGTTGAAGGTTGAAATAATAGCATTATGGTTATTGGGATCTGCAAACGCTTCCCATGTAGGTGCAAGTGAAGTAAGCAATTCTGACGTTACACCATTTGTCTTTATGTAACTATTTAGGTCTCCTCCAGTATATGCTTTATATCGTCTTTTCGCTAATTCCCATGCATAATAGTCCTGATTTACTGGAGTCATTGGAGCTCCTCCAGAAACATCTTTCCAGGTTCCATAGGTAAATTGGTATCGTCCGGCTGCGGTACTTGTACCGCCCGGTCCAACTATGTTAGGGTGGTTCCCTGACGTATCGAATGTACCTCCGCCATTTAACACATCGTATTTACCGGCACTTTCTTTCGATGCTATTGCATCAAGAAAGGCCCTTTGATGTGACTCAAGAGAAGTATTTACTGCTCGACCCGTATCAACCGGATAATTTCCCGTAGTACCCATACTGTATGGCGGTAGCGATGCACCTCCAACCGCTGGAAGAGAAAACTTTGCTGTATTGATTACACCAAAAACAATCGGATGCTGAGCATCTCTACCATCCATGAAGCAACCTATTACTAGGTCGCCTTCATCCGGCATAGAGGTGAACTTAGAATTTCTTACGACATGCGCCCATGGAAGATCTTCTTTATATACTGCCCCAGACCCTACTGCTGGATGAAAGTTAAAACACCTTACACGAACACGACCAGACCGAGGATCTTCTATATCTTCAACCAAGCCCATAAACCACACGAGGTTTTCGAATCCATTTTGACTTATCATATACCTATTCCACTTCTTGATAACACAAGCTTTTGTCTAAATGTGTTTTCGAAAAATACACTACTAATTGATTCTACTATATATCTTCCACTTTTTTCTTTATCTAAATCAACAGTATTTGTTTTGATCGCGTTTATTTCAAGATCAATCATGCTTCCAGCAAATATGTTGTTTCTCCCATTGATAGTAACCGCTATCTGATTTCTTCGATAATGATATAGATTTGCTCTCTTATAGTTGTACAGAGTCGGATAATATTGGTTATTGCGGATCGAACTCCCGGTAGGAGCTCCAGTTGAGTGATAATCTTTCACTACAAACGTTTCATCTTCTGCCGAAATATGTCGGTCGATAAACGCTTGAGTGTGTATTAGTTTTTGACCAGGATGTTTAAATTCTGTGATGTGATCATACTCGTATTGCACGACCGTGCCGTTCATTATGTCTATCTCAGTAGTCTTTTTCTTATAGGCGCCGACTGTTATATCTTCAACACTATTTACTCGATCACCATACTCAATATCAATAATTTCAGACATTGCCATTATTTGTTTATCCGCACCCACATCAGGCATATAGTTAAGTCTGAATATCGGAATAGTTCCCGTTTTTATCTTAGTATCTCTAGCTAGTCTAGGATCAATTAAACCATCACCAACACCCACAAAATTTTTGGATATCTTGTCCATATACTCATTAGTTGCAAAATAGTATTTTTCGCGGCTTTCAAAGAATCTGAAAAACTGTGTGGTTGAACTTGGACTTACCGCTCTTCGAGAAAAGAAGTGCATAGTTTGCTCGGGCGTATAATTCGGTATTACATATGATTGAACACCTTGTGTATCTTCTATGACCAATTCTTTCGTCTTAAGTTGCAATTCCTTCATTGGTGTTTTATAATATTCATCATATACTAGTTTAACGTAATCACTTATTTTTGACGAAATAGAATCTGGCTTATATGCCTTCATTATGTTAAAGTTTTCGGAATAAAACTTTCCAGGTGATACGAAATTAATCTTGTATTTTTGTATCTTTCCTGTGCTTTCATCGTCGTTGCCAACATCTGTAATTGCATATAGGAAGTAAATTTCTTGGCGTTGATTGTTATAGAAATCCGTGTATGTAATTTCAAGAGTTTCTTCACCTATAAGAGGAAACTCAGCAAGTATGTTTAGCGCGTCATAAACAATTGCAGATCCCCGAACAGATCCTGCCGACATAGATTCGTCTATGTTAAAGGCGTGAATGAGTCTATTAATGTCAATGGTCTTTGTTCTTTCAAAGTTTGTGACTTTGAAAGAAAGCAATTCGAAATGACCAGCTTGTTTAAGTTTAGCTGAGTTAATCATTCATAACCTTTTCTAAATCACTTTGTAATTGATCAGCATAATTCGAATTAACAAGCCATATAGTTCTTCTATCATCATTAAGCTGTATTTCATAATCATAATATTTAACTTTAGTCCACTGAGATGTAACAATGGATTGATCAAGAAAATATGTATCTGGCGATATACTAATTGTCTTATCAATATGTGTAAAGTGTTTTATGTTTGAGCGAATAGCATCGTTTAATAACCAATTATTAGCGTTAAAGGTTAGTTTCTGGCTATTTCCTCCAACGCCTGTTAATGAAATTGCTACTCCTGATAAAGAATTCGCGGCGTTTGATGCGAGTTTTATATTTGACTCGTCTACTCTTATTACATAGTAGTTTGTGTCAGTTACAAGACCGGTAATTGCAGATAACGCCGTGTAAATAACCGGATCACTTGTTAGTAATTTGTGATTTGGTAAAAAAATACTATTTGTAGAAGTGTTAACATTCGAACTAACAAAGTCTTGGGATCCTTTGTTATATTTTTTTAGCATTGACTTTTCAAAATTCTCGTTTGAAAGAGGCCATTGCGTATACGGATCGATAATTTGATTGGCTAAATATATTAACCACACTTTGTTTTGATCACCATAATAATAGTAAGCAATATCTTCTGGTCTATCATCTCCCTTTATAGTATAAGGTAAAAACGCATAGGGATCAGATTGCAAATCTTCTATTATTTTAACTCTGGAAGTAATATCAGTTACTATACGATTTAGATAGTTTATTTTTGGAAAATGCGTAAAATACTTTGACATTATTCACCTTCAATATTATCTGAATAATCTGAGGCAACATGAATCTGAGCTTCAGTAAATGCCATCTGCAGTGTTATAACACCTGGTCGACCTCCCTTTAACATGGTGGTGCCATTACCTTGAGAGTACTGAGTGTTTAGCGAATTGATTAGTCCAGGTTTGAAAAAATAGAAATAATCTTGGTCTATTCCAAGAAGACTTATTTTTACTAGTTTTGGATATGTTAAAAGCGCGCGAGGAACGATTCCGTCTATGCCCTGATAATTTGGCAACATGTTTCTTTTGATTGTTCTTATGATAGAATTGAGGGACGAAGATTCTCTTTCATTACGGGGTGCTAATGTCCAGTTAAATGTATGTGATTTAAGAGCAACGCCGTCAAAATCAAGTGTTGTGTGAGGGTTTACCGCAGTACCAGTTGTTAGATCGGCCGCAAGACCAGCACCAGGGGAAATATTATCTAGGCCCGCTCTTCCTACGAATGACCCAAATACTCGTGCTGTACTTAAGTACGAATCTATATCAGTTAAACTTGAAGTATCATTCATTACTTCTTTTAAAGCATTGTATGTAGCAGATCCGCTCCTTTTCATTGATTCATTACTCATGTTCATAAGTGCGTACGCTGCTGTACCCGTTAATCCTAACTGAGCCCTATTTGAGTTAACGTTAACGCTATCTTCCAAATTCATCGGCAGGGGTAATACAATTGTTGCTCCAACACTAATAGCGTTAGACCCAGAAGATACAAATCCAGCAGTTGGGTCATACTTGTAGTCAATGAAATTCATCACCATGGCATACGCACCAATATCCGATGGGAATTGGAGGTTGCTATGCTTAAATTCATTTTTTCTAGTTTCAATGACTTGATCAGGATTCGCCATGATATTCCCTATAAATATCTCTGTATGTTAGAAGTATTTATACGGATATCCATGGCTTATTATCAGGGCTTCTTTAAGCCAAAAAATCCTCAGAAGTACGCAGGAGATCCAACAAATATCGTCTATCGATCGAGTTGGGAACTTAAGCTATATTCATATCTTGATTCACATCCAAGTGTAACGAAATGGCAAAGTGAAGAATTCTGTATACCGTATAGATCTCCTATTGATGGAAGAGTGCATAGATATTTTCCAGATGTTTATGTGGAACAAATAAATAGCAATGGGATTAAACAGAAAATCTTAATCGAAATAAAGCCCGAATCACAAACAAAGCCACCGAGCATGACAAATAAAATGACGCCAACCGGAAAGATTAGTAAAAGATTCTTAAACGAAGTTAAAACTTGGGGTGTTAACGAAGCAAAATGGAAAGCAGCAGAAGAGTATTGTGCTGACCGCGGTTGGCAATTCACCATTATGACAGAAAAACAACTATTTGGAAAATAAATGACCGCAGTATTTGACACAATTTTAACACAAGGGATCCGTGCCGGGAAGGTGCCAGCTCGTACTGAAACATCACGTGAATGGTACAGGAAAACAGCTGAATCTTATAAGAAGATAGATGAAACGGCCCTGATGAAAGGCGGAAACGAAAGGCTGACTAGCCAGCCTCGTTTTGGCAGCTGTTACATGTATTATTACGACCCAAAGCATAAATTAACGCTGCCATATTATGACATGTTTCCTCTCGTATTTCCATTCAAAAAAATGAAAAAAGGATTCCTGGGTATTAATATGCACTATTTGCCCCTTCCTCTTCGTGCTAAATTAATGGACGCGTTATATGATATTACAAACAACGATAGGTATGATGAAACTACTAAACTTAAGCTAAATTATAATGTTTTGAATTCTGCGTCTCAATTCAAATACTTCAAGCCGTGCATAAAGCATTACCTAAACGATCATTTAAGAAGCAGATTTCTTTATGTATATCCTTCCGAATGGGACATTGCTTTATTTTTACCAACACAAAGATTTGTTGGTGCAACGAAGCAACAGGTTTGGGCTGAATCTAAAAAGCTCATCAAATAAGGTTTTCAAATGGTATTCAATATTACTGAATTTAGCGCTCAGATATCTAAACACGGACTAGCAAAGAATAATCTGTTCTTTGTTCGCATCACGCTTCCTCCTTCATTGAAAAGCTTAGAAGAAAAGCTTCCTTCCCGCGAATTATCCTTCCTTTGTAAATCGGTGATGCTTCCTTCGATTGATCTTGATACAATTGACATTAAACAACAGGGATTCGGAAAACCTGAAAAGCGTCCAATGGACTTTCATACGTCAAGTCTATCGTTACAATTTATGATGGACAGTAATTTCGCTACAATGAAATATTTTCACAGATGGATGCAATCTATAGTAAACTACAATAGCTATGACGGCCATTTCGTAAAAGACGGCGATGGCAAATACCTATACGAATTTGAATATAAGGAGAACTATGCCGCGCAGGTAGAGATCTTGGTATTCTCTGGTAATGATGGCGATAAAGCTTATTTGTATCAGCTTGGAAATGCATTTCCGTTTTCAATAGGAAGCATAGACGTCTCATGGGAGAATAATGGAGAAGTGATGGTTCTTCCCGTAGGATTCGAATTTGACAGAATGAAGGTAAGTGGTATGTCGATCGGAAGTGTAACAGATGACTTTAGTCGTGCAAATGGATTTTTGACGTATCTTTCATCAATAAATTCTTATGGCCAAGCTATTAATCAGATACGCCGACCACGATCAATACAAGATTTAATTAACACCATAACAACGGTGAACACTATTTTCAATACATTATAACGGAGTTATACTATGGGACTACCTAAGATTGATCTACCACTATTTGATATCGAGATTCCGTCAACCGGGAAAAGGGTTAAGTACCGTCCATTCACTGTAAAAGAGGAGAAAATTCTTCTCATCGCGCAAGAGTCAAAAGACATTGATCAAATCATTCTTGCAATTAAGCAAATCATTAATAATTGTGTGATCTCTGTTGATGTCAACAAATTAGCAATGTTTGATTTAGAATACATGTTAATCAATATCCGCGCTCAATCTGTAAATAATGAAATTCAATTTTCAATTAATGATCCTGATACAAAGGAGCGTATTGATCTTACTGTTGATATATCAGAAATACGTGTTATTCACAAAGAAGATCATAAGCAATTAATTAAGGTGAATGATGACGTACACATTAAAATGCGTTATCCAACAATTAATGAATTATCTGGTATCATTAAGTCGATTAAATCAAAAGATAAGTTTGAAGACTTGTTTAACATTATGATTAGTTGTATTGAAAACGTTATTGAAGGTGATAGTGTCCTCGTGTTAAAAGATTTTAGTGATGAAGAAGTAGCCGAATTTGTAAACAGTTTTACCACTAATCAAATCGATCAAATCAAAAACTTCTTTGAAACTATGCCGGCATTAAGATATGAGGCTAAATACAAAAATTCAAACGGAGACGATAAGACCTTTATCATCGAAGGTATGGAAACTTTTTTTATCTAACGCTAGGTTATAGTAATCTAGCGTTATATTACAAAACAACCTTTGCATTAGTACAGCACCATAAATATTCAATAAGTGATATTGATAGTCTTATTCCTTACGAACGAGATTTATATTTAACTATGCTAGTTGAGTTTTTAGATAAACAAAAAGAAAAGTAAAATGGATATAGAAAAAGTCGATATAGAGAAATTTACAAAGTTGTTTTCTTCAATGGAAAAACAACTTGTGATGCAATCTAGTTTTCTTGAATCATTATATGATCTTACGGTAGAAGAAAGAGAAGATAGAAAAGCTAATGAAAAGCTATTAGCCGTAGCTCGAAGAGAAGAACAATCACAGTTCATTGAACAACGCGAACCAACTAGAAAATCACGAGATTTTACTGCGCAAGGCGTATCTGGCGAACAAACTACATCACTTTTTTCCGGTATATTTGGTCCCATAGTCGACATGATTCCAAAAATTCTTTCTGGTTTAAGTATAGCCGGAATTGGTGCACTTCTTATAAAGGGCGGTATCTTTGCTGCGCTAGCGCCAGCAATTGGTACGTTTATTGAAGACTTCGTTGAAACTGCATTACTCGATTTAGGTGCTTCATCAGAAGCAGCAAAGTCATTTGGATCTGCTTTAGGCAGAGCAGGCACCTTTGCTGCATTGGGATCCATTTTTGGTAAAAGAACGGCCCTGTTATTTGGCATAGCCGGAGGCGCATCATCTATATTTGACGATGAAATTCGTGATTTGTTTGACTCAAATAAAGATGGCATAGTAGAAGCATTTGGGATGCAGCTATCTGCTGATAATGTTGTGATGGGTATTGGAGCTGCATTAGGCGGTGCTCTTGTACTCGTACTACCAAAATTAATACCTGCTATTGTTGGACCTATGATTGGTTTACTTATGGGCCCAGTTGGATTAGCTGCTGTAACGGCTGCAGTAATAGTTGGTGGAGCAACATTATTTGGAAACTACCTTAATGATAAGCGCGCTGAGTTTATTAAAGAAATTGACAAGTATATAGGTCAGGGCATCGAAGGTATGAAAAACGAAAAGGATGTTGGATTTCTTAATAGCTTAGGGCTACAAATGGGATTAACTGATCCTTCTACAACAACTGAAGCAATGATAGGGCTAGAAGCAACGGCTTCAAACTTTAAAACCGCTATGGTAAGAGGTGGCAGAGGACCATTAACACCAGAAGAAAAGAAGAAATCAGAAGTAATCGATTGGAATACTGCTAAGAAAGAACTTGATCCTAAGGCGTATAAATTACTAGAAGATCAGGCCGAAGGACTTAAGAATAGTATCAAAGAACCAGGCGCCCTAATTGGTTTAACAGACGATAAACTCGATCAATTACGTAGACTATCTGTTCTATTTGGTCACACGGAAAACGTAACTATAATAGATAAAGAAAAAGCTGCTTCCGCTGTTTCAGCGGAAGCAGCTTCTAGAGAATACGGAGAACCGACATACGATGCTATGGGAAATGTTACTGGATATACTACTCCGGCTCCATCGGTGGTTACTCCGCAACCAACACCCGCGCCCGAAGTAACTACTCCAAATCAAAGCCGGCTTGATCAAATTGAACAGGGGGCAATGCAAGCAGTTGGTAAAATCAGTGCACCATCAATGAATTCATTTAATAGTCCAACAAACGTTGGAGGTTCTACGAGTGTAACTAACAACAACTCAGTCTTCAATATAATGTCAAACCCAAGCCAGAGCCTAGACCACATGGTACCGTGATCCAGAATCACTTCTGGATCACTTAAAACATTGCGATTAGGATTTATACCTTGCCATGAAAAGTGGCACAGGTGAAGTGTTTTGATTAGTCGTCAGTCGCAAGTCTCTTGAAAAAGTCAAGTGTTTCCTCATCATCTTCATCAAGAGATGGTGCTACATCTTCTTTTTGCTTAGCTGCAACCTTTTCCTTAAAATTCGGCTTATACTCAGTTTCATCAGATTCATCACTTGTCTTATTTGAAGAACTTGTCATTGACCCATTTAAACCGAGAACTTTATAAAGTTTAGTCTTTAGTTCATTATACGACTTAAAGTTCTTTGGATCAGTGATGTCCTTTAACGAATGCATCGATCCTACTAATTCTTCAAGCTCTTCTTCTGTAAATGGTTTGCCATTCGATTTAGTGATTTGTCCTGGTTCGCTGAACTCCGATTTGTCGTAGTTACGATACCCTTCGTAGTTTCGAATCTTCAGCTTAAAATCGGCGCCATCCCAAAGATCAAATGGATTTACTGCTTCTTCACCTTCATATTGAGGATTCATTGCTTCCTGAATCTTCTCCATGATTTTTTTGCCAAACTTAAACAAGAAAACTTTGCCTTCGTTCTTTGGATTTGCCGAATCTTTTATCATATAAATGTTTGCATAAAAGTTTGTTCTACGCTTTTGTTTACGAGCAATCTCTTTATTTGATTCAATACCGGAATTCCACAACTGAGAATTATACTCACTTACTGGATCATCTTGACCAAGAGTTGCGAGTGAGTTTTCAATATACCATCCTCCAGGTCCTTGGAATCCATGATCGATCATTTTTACGAATGGAAAATCTTCTCCCTCTGGTGCTGGAAGAAAACGGAAAACGGCATACCCGTTACCAGCTTTATCAACTTCTGGTTTCCAGATGTTTTCATCATTTGAAGAGGAGTTATTGTTACCTGCGGCCTTCTGCAGCTCAGAGTTGAGTTTATCGAGAGAAGACGAGCGATTAGATTTGAGTTTATCTAAATAAGACATTTGCGATTCCTTTGCGATTATAATGCGATTTTTTACAATTTTACGATGTTGGCATAATTGCCATCTTTATTTATACCACAAATAAGTGAGTATGTCAACTGATTAAGAAAATCTTTCGAGTAATGTTTGTTTCATTTTTAGTTTATCATAAGTAAAGAACGGTCTGATTTTTTCTACACTTCGTTTGATTTGTGGGAAAATGATTGGATCTGTTATTTTCTTTTCCCAATACGAAAAATTCTTTACAAAGTCATCAATGATAATAAGTGTTTCGACGCTTACTTTTTTCATATTATAGAGTTCAAGTAATCGAGGATGTTGGCCATCTTTTACTTCTAAATTTGAGTTGAAATCGTCTTCTAATTCTGACAAATCATTGAGAAAAACATACGATAGAGTTTGTTGTTTACGATTCCAATTCAAATAGATATCTTCAGCTCTGTTATTATCTATTAAGTCTCCAATCCAAAGAGTAGGATCAGACATAATATTTGCCAAAATAAACTCTTTAGCATCTTTTCTTTTGGCTAACTTATAGAAGTGAAATTTGTCTTTACGGTTTTCGAATGCTTGATGTGAAGCTTTTACTTTGCCGTTATATTTGAAGTAATCGTATTCAGTTGTGAAGTGTTTTTTCAGCGCGAGATAATAGATGTAAAGATCATACGCATCCCGTGTTGAGTGTACTATCATTAAATTTGAAGCCTTTTAGTTTTTTCTACTAGATTAAGTTTCTCAGCATCTTCATGAACCTTTGCTTTCATGATTTGGCTTCTTCTCACTATATCGCCAATTATTTCAACTTCTATATTATGTATTTCTGCATAATGAATAAGAGCATCGATATACGATACCTCTTCGTTGATGTATTTGTTTACTTCATTCAGAATACTTTCCGCGGTCAATTCTATTTGCATTTAACCAAGAAGCACTTCAATATTAAGAGCCCAACTGTGGGCAACGTCTTCTACGTAATCTAAAGATTTACCCGGAAGTTCTCCGGCTGTATCATAAAAATCGATATAGTAGTATTTCTCTACTTCATTTCGAAGTACTTCAGCGCGGGCTGAGTTTGAATTTTCTTTAAAATATGTTGATATAAGCATAATCTTCCTTTCTAGTTGATGGGCGCTACGCCCATCAATCACTTCTCTGTTAATCTATTTGAGACAAACGCGTATAATTCGTTGGCACGTTTTAAAACATCACTTGACTCATACATTTTTGGAATGTTAGAATCAATAAAAATATCCAAATCCAACATTGGACCAGCCGGATACGTGCTTTTAAAGTAATCGTATTTGGTATTAAACTTTTCTTGATTAAGTTCTGTTTCTCTATCTAGCATATTTTGCGCCATTTTGAGAACATCGAGGCGCACTTCAAAGGGTGTTTTATTTGCCATTTGTGTATACCGCCTTGTTTCTTTCTTCATCATTAAATGCTGTAGCTCCATATACAGAAGAAGTATTTAGGCCAGCAGCATAAGCAGTTTTCATTCTTGATGTCATGTCAGAAGCTGAACGAATAGTTTCAGCAGAGTTCGTTGTTAAGAATTGGAGAGTATTCTCGTTTTTGAAACCAAGCGAAACACCTGTTGCAAATGCATCAATGTTTGCTCCAAGAAACATGAATCCCCAGTTTTTGCTTTCAGCTATTTCAATCATGGGCTTAATATTTGAAAGACTAAATGTTCTTGACATATTCTCTTCACCATCAGTGAGTACGGTGATGATTATTGATTCACGATCTTTTTTCTTTTTCGCACTGAGCGCAGAGTTAACTGCCATCATCACTCCACCAATTGCGTCATAAAGATTCGTTCCTCCACTTGGCCGATACGTATCATTATTTAGGGGCTGAACTTCTTCTATATCTTTACTATCAATGGAGCATGTCACGCCATATCCATTAAACTTATACAGAGAAACAAGTGTTTTGATACCAGTCTTTTTTGCATCTTCTTTCTGGGTTAATAGATACTCGTTATACCCAGAAATAGTCGCTTCTTTACACAAAGACATCGAACCAGATTCGTCAAGAACAAAAATGACGTGAGAAAGATTCGTGTTCCTTGCAGCGCGTTTTGGTTTAAAGGCTGCATCCAAATTCGGCCTTTGGGCTTCAATGATTGGTTGTGTCGTCATTGTATCAACCGGCCCCGATTGAATAACTTGAGGAAAGATATACGGATTTGTCAATGGGCTAAAAGGTGTTGACTCCCATTGCTTATTAATAGGGTATCCAATCGTTGGTTTGACAAATGGGTCACGGGGTAAATTAATAGGGTATCCAATCGTTGGTTTGACAAATGGGTCACGGGGTAAAATGTATGTCATAAAATGATCCTTGTGTTGTGGTGTGTGAAAGGACCCGTTAGGTTATACGGTGGAGCCCATACCGCAGACAGTGATTTAAGCCGCTAGACGTAGGTCCATTGGCGCAAAGTTGTCGTTTGCAATGTTTGTTGCATTTAGAAATTTCTTCGCGGTAACGGCGCTTAGATCCCGATAGCTCCACTCTGCCTAGTACGTACATCGATCCCATTCACCCCCAGCAAAGACATATCACATGCGACTTCCAATTTGGTTGCAATCCTGTTAACAAGATCGGATATATCTGTGGTGGAGGTGTCGGCTTCGAAGCCGAGTCTGTTCCGTGTTCAGTGAATATCAACACTATGAGTATATTTATATCACAATTATTATAGTATGTCAACTATTTAAATGAATTTAACGGCCTCTAAACGAGAGAAGGAGACTGATATATATGAACAGTCATAAGATAAAATGGACCACTAGTTCGTGGAGACTCAAGGTGCAAAGTCCCGACGTATACCGAATGATCTGGAACATCCCCACCAGTTAAGACACTAGTGAAGGTTACATCAACTGGGATCAGGGGCTTCTCAAGTGTTTCATAAAATATTGCTGGTATACCATCTTGTTCATGAACGGTGAGCACCTTAAATGCTCCCTGTGAAGCTGTTATTGTTACACTTGTATCTGTCATTTGTGTCTTATGAATCACTCGTCCCATAACATTACTCCTTAATGTTTATTCGTCTTCATCGCTGTTCTTGATACCGATCACATTTAGTCTAACTAGAAGCACAAGAATATTCGTATAAAGCAATATACTAATCCAAGGAATAGCTATATACGCAATTTGAGAATATTCGCTTACGTATACAAATGACACTGCTGTAGCATTAACGAAAAGAAAACCTAACATCTTCTGAATGTCAGCACCTACATTCAACGTAGACCCAGCTATTCCAACAAATACTCTTGACAAAATATAGTAAAAGTCAATAGCATTAATGCATACAAATAAAGCTAAGGCTTCTATACTATATGGAACATTAAAACTTGCGGCCACTACAGCCGCGAGCACAATGTATACAAATATTTTTTTCATTAAAAGGGTGCATCCAGATTTTCTGGTGTCTGAGGCGTATTCAAATCCGCATTTGCATCAATTTTTGCATAAAGATCGATGAAAGCTGCCTGAGTGTCGGAGTCAAACCTTGACACACAGAGCGTAATAGATTTTTTTCTGTTTTTGAAGATTGCAAAAGTTTGTACGATGTGGCACAACCGGCGGCTTGAAATAACTTCTTCTACACCACCGTCATCAAACGTTTTACGAATAGCCGCAGACCATTTCGTAAGGTTGTCAGCAAACTCTTCGTCAACGTTTCCGAAAAGTTCCATGTGCTTAAGCACAATCTTCTTTTCTACGTTGGCATTAGGATATGGTTGCTCAACGGTGATAGTGAACCGTTCAAGAAAAGCTTCGTCGATGATGCTAGCGGCAATGAAACGACCGTCTTCTGAACCCTTACCCTTTGTGTTAGAAGTAGCGATGATGTTAAAACCAGGAGCTGGTGATATAAGTTCACCAGTCTTTTTGATCAAAACTGGTTTACCTTCGAGCACACCCTGAAGAGCCATTAGCTTGTTTGAACCCCGATCAATTTCGTCGATGAGAAGGATTGCACCAGCTTCCATTGCTTTGATAACCGGTCCCTTTGCGAAAACAGTTTCACCGTTTGAAAGCCGGAACCCGCCGATAAGATCATCTTCGTCTGTCTCAGGGGTGATCTGAAGACGAATATATTCTCGGTTAAGTTCTGCACAAGCCTGTTCAACCATCATTGTTTTGCCATTACCTGACATGCCAGTGATATAAACCGGATAGAACATTTTTGATCCGATGATAGTAGCGATGTCTTTGTAATGGCCCCACTTAACGTATGTCTTCGATTTGTTTGGGATATGTGTTCCATCTTCAGACAAAATCTTTGGCTGTTCGAAGCCCTGTGTCATGACAGGACGAAGTTGAGTAACAGTAGCTGACAGATCATATACTCCCCGCTTAACTGTTACAACGTTTTTGATTACTGACCAAACAACATTGTGTTTGATACCATTTGCATCAGCAAAATCGACAAGTTCTTTGCGAGTAAACGTGGTTGCACCAGGATTGGCAGCCAGAATTGCTTCGACGAAGTTCTTAATGTCAGACATGTGAATCTCCATTGGATTATCTGCTTACATATTCTATATAAGGTAAGTCGTACTGAATGTCAACCATTATGAGATAATTGCTGCAAATTTTGCGGCAATTAGGCGATTGTGTTTTTTCTTAAGGGCTTTATCAGTGAAGGCCTTTGCAATGGTTTTAACATCTTTATTGAAGGTGTCTTCATCATAATCGTCGTCATCAGTTGCTACATCACCAGTAGAAAGAGCTGTAAAGATTTGGTGATCATACCCGTTTAAGTTTTCGAAGATGTAGTAATTATCTTTCTTCATCTTTGTAATTGCGGTATTCATTTCATCAACAGACTTACTCCTAATCTCGTATTTGATATTAGCAGGTCTAATGAGATGGTAGTTGATAGTTTTAACACCCATTTTACGAATGCCATCGAGAAGGTTTTGTGTTGCATCATAATATGGAATATTGATACGTTGGCCCATAATATCCAAGACTCGAGTCTTACTTGCCTTTGCTGCATACCGGTCGATATCAATTCCATCGACTACATGAATACCATCGCCTTTGCCATCAGTCAAGGTGATGAAATTCATCTTTTGTACATTATGTTTAGCGCGGAAAGCGGCAATATGATGATACATAGCCATAATAGAAGTATCGAGAGGAGTTCCCTGAAGCTCCTCCATATGAGATTGCCATGCTCTCCTAAAAGAAGTAGTTTGCGCAAAGAGTGCACGAAACGCTTCTTCATATACTTTCTTGTTCATTGAAGAGTCAATGAGTTTGAACAAATGTGTAGTGTCCATACGAATTGATGTCAATGATTGTTTAATTTCATTATGGCGATTACGTACGTTTGCGTTATTCGGGTTTGTGAAGGCATAAACCTCGAAAGGAATATTCACACGCTTACAAAAGGTAGTAAGAATTAGCAACTGTTTGATAACCTTGGGAAGCAATCCATTCATTGAACCAGAGTAGTCGATCATCATCATCACGCCGTGAGACTGATCGTCGTCAAGATGAGTCACTTGTTTAAAAATAGCATCGTCGTACTTATATTTGTGAAGCATGTTAACATCGATCGAACCCTTCATTGACTGGCGAGCACGAGCAAATCTGCGAGCAGTCTTTCGCATTTCGAACTCTTTCACCATAACTGAGACTACCTGTTTAGTGTTCGACAAAAACTTAATATAGTGTTTTTCAGGGTAATCACAGCGACCACAAGTGCGATCACGACTTTCTTTTAGTTCTTGGTAAGAAGAAGTAGAGGCCATGGCCTGTTCTTTTGTTGGACCCTTCACAAAGAGAGTAGATCCACCAGCATTAATTGAGTCAACGAGTGCTTTGGCAATTGCATTCCTAAAGATAGCGTCTGTCTCAACATTACTAATCTCATTGGAATATCCTCCAAGAGAGTCAATTTCTGTCTCGGCCTTAACACTATTTTCGCCTGAAGCTTCTTTTTGAGCAACTTCACCTTCAATGAAGCTATCGACGTCAACTTCAATCTTAACATCACCGTTCTTAATTGCGTCGTGCAGTTCTTTCGAGATATCTGATGAAGTTTTGCCGCCCTTAGGCTTATCTGCAGTCAAGACAATCTTGTCGGGGATAGTATCCCTAGCGGTGCCTTCACCTCCTTTACCTTCTCCTCGAGAAAAACTACCATCACCATCGTCAAGACCATTCTGTTCTTGAAGTACTTCAAGACCATTCTGTTCTTGAAGTTGCCGCTCACTATTTTCAAGTTGCTCTTTCATGAATTCATAAATTTCACGACAAGAATCAATAACGTCTTTCCAAGTTTCAACTGCCATTGCGCGATCAACGTATGGCTGTTCTTTCGAACTAAATCGAACATCAACGAGACCACGGCTTTTTGAGTAGATGTTAACCCGATTCATGAAAGACATTTTGTTGACGTCGTTATCCTTTAGACCAAAGAAATCACGATCAAGAAGATCTTGATAACCGCGCTTAAAGGATGATAGAAGTCCAGGGTATTCACGAAGCACGAGTTTTTCAATACGAATGTCTTCGATGACATTAACATAACTACGAGGGCAACCTGGGATGTCTGTATCCGAGGAATGCCAACCGTCTGCAGGGGTATGAAGTGCGTGGCCAATTTCATGACCAACGAGGAGATCATAGAGATCTTTACCTACGTCTTTCCAGAATGGAAGACCCAGGATTCGTTTTTCTACATCGAAGAATGCTGTGGGATGGTTCGTCTGCTCGACTGTAATATTTTCACGAGCAAGAAGCTTAGCAAGAATAGTCTTTTTAGCAAGAAGAACTGTCATGTTGGTTCCTTTCTAAGATCAGTATATACTGGTCTTAGGTGAATGTCAACTAAGAATATGATAGACCATGTTTTATAAGTCAATTAGTCTAAGCAGTAAAGTTGCCACGCGAATGACCAGGACCACCGTCTTCAATAAACACCTTTGTTGGTTTTCCGTGATTCATAGCAAAGATATTTTCCATGGAAGCATATTGCTTATCGGAAATTATTCCCATGAGAGAGTAAAAATGACCAACGGCAGATCCCCAGATAATTGGGCGCTTTATATCGTTTGTCTGAACTATGTAGTAATAATCTGAATTGTCTATTGCAATTCCGATTAGACGAACAATTTGTGTATCATGCATGATACACATGTGATTATGAAAAGGTTTCGTTTTTTCTATAAATTCTTCAGGAGTCATATAGTATACTCATTTTAATGCCCTTTGCCGGCTGGTTTCGAAACATTGACTTTCTATGCCTCTTTTTGAAAAGCATCATAGACGCGGCGATCAAATTCATCCCACGCAGCAGTCTCCGCTGCATTCAGCGCCGTCCACCACGCCGTCCACCACGCCACATCGCCTCGCACCGCGCCCTGGGCAGCTGCCGCATCAGCCGCAGCCGACGCAGCCGACGCTTGTGCTGCCCTGGAAGCAAAGAAAGTCATGCGCAGCAGCTTTGGCTCTACTGGCTGCGTTGTCAGGTACTTACGTAAAATTTCCGGCATGACCCAAAAGTTGTCGTCTGCGAACCGGCGCAATAATTGTGTTGAATCAATGCTAGCAAGGATGGTGCGCTCTGAGGAAACGCCCTTGTCAGATTGTTCCTGCACATTACCGCCGAAACTGACCTTGTGTAGCATTGGTCCAGGTGCATAGCGGAGTGCATGAGACGGCCGGCGGGACCAATGATAGCCAGCCTCGCAAATCTTAATCTTGCTCTGGAAAATCAGCGTCTGGCCGACCGCTGGAATAGGGGAACCGTCACGAAGGGTGGACCCGGTGAAGTGCCATGCGATAGTTTCGTTTACATCTTTAGTATTCATATTTTCTTTCACTATAAAGTTACTTTTTTGGAGTAGTTTGTTCAGCTTGTTCTAGGTCGTGCTGGCGCTGCCGCCAGACATGGCAAAGACGAAGAAGCCGCCTACTTTCTGCTGGAAACTCTGCCGTAAGTGCATCTCCAGCTTTAAGCAGTGCGTCAGCTTTAGCCTTTGCCTTTTCTTTCGTCATCATTTCCCCTTGTGTTAATATGTGTACCGAAAGCGGTCATACAATACGATCAAGTGTGTGACGCATTGGCCCCGACAACTATATGCCAACTGTTCAAAGAACATTAAGCATAGGATTGATCAAGTCGCGCCGAAGGTAGCGGTAGATAGCTTTGAAGCAATCGCCGTGTGGCTTGCGATACGTCAACCGATAGCGGGAAATCCTTTGGCAATACGCATATTGAATATGGTGAGCCACTTCATGTGCTGTGATGAGCATGTAGTAATCGGCGTCACTTGTCATCGGCCGGCTTCCAATGATTTGATCATCTGCAAATGAGGCATACTCTTTAAATATAGTATTGCCGCGCTGCCACCCGTTCAAGCAAATGTTGATTTTGTTTGCGCCACCTGAGGATCTCCCTCCTTGCCGGCGATGAAATTTCAGGGCCTTTCGTGCACGGGCAAGTGCATCAGGCGGAAGGTCCAATTCATATTCCTTGCGCCGAAGCATCTTCATACAGTCAGATAGTGTCGTGTAAACAAGGGCTTCAATCTCTGCATCAGTCATATTGATTCTCTTCTTTACTGTTTCTTACCATAATATAAATAATTCAAAACCAAATGTCAACTGGTCACCACGTATGCTTATAGATACAGTTAAGAAATTGAATGGTTAGATCATTTTTTTTGTACTCGATAAATTCAGTTGTGCCAGCGTTTCGACTGGATCACAGGTGTTATTCCTTTCAAGGATTTCCGTAGCGATCCGTCCTCTATGTTTACGAAAAGCCGCGGTTTTTCCGTCTGGATATCCTGGCGTAGCTCCGTAAGTGTTGGCCACTTGCGCGCAGTGTTCTCGCTCTTTTTTCGTAATCAAATCAATCATCACTTTCAACTTATCTATGTCGATGCTACTACTCATGCGCATATTGTAATCAGCTTGCGCTGCTGCTTTGGCGGATTCCATAGATGGATGAATACGTCCGAAACTGAGTATACCTATCTCACACCCTGGGTAACTCGCCGAAAGTTCATAACACCCCTCATCCATGTATGAAGGATGTATTAGGTAACTTGCTGCAAACCACGCTGACGCTTTCGCACCGCCATAGTGAATGTCTTTCCATACTAAGGGCTTCACTAATTCAGAGACTAGCATATTCCATGAGTCATTTTTGTTTTTTTCTGTTTCGTTAACATGCTCGTTCATTATTAACATCCTTTACATATGTTGTAACCATCGTGTTCCACTCAGTGATAGCATCATTTTTATCAAGACTGGAAGGCCCATATGCGCTACATTGTACACACTTTACCCACCGCGCTAAAACTCCAGAAATTATTAGATAATCAGAGCTACATCCATTAGGGCATGGGATCAGGTCGCTCATTGACGTTCTCCATTACGCACGGCCTTAATTGCGGCATCAGCTAGCATTAACCACTTGGTCCGCTCTTGGTCTGAGGCATCTGCGAAACCTTCCAAGGTGCGGTTTTTACCAACATTTGGTGCGGCACGGTCAGCTTCGGCTTTCCACATACTGAATGCTACATGCTCACAGTTAATACGCATTTGTGTATGTGCGCGGGTGTTCCATGAATCAACTGTCTTCTGATACTCAGTGTTATATTCTCCTTCGGCTTGGGGCCACACTCCGCAATACAGGCTTTCGCAGGTGATGTAGAACATGGGATCTGTAATCACATTTCCGTTGATGTAGTCATCCAGATGGGTTTGAGGTTTGCTCCCACAGAACGGACAGGGCAGTAGGTTACTCATAACTCGCCTCCTCTTGAGGATCATCGCAGCCGCACGAAATGGCTTGTCCACCACAAACGGCGCAGCGTTCTTGGTCACAGCCGGGGTGATGCAGCGTTCCGGGTGGGCAATAACAGTCGTGGCATCGATCCGTGCCACTGTTAGGCAACCGTGACGGCTCCCTGTCGAACTTGAGATAAGTGCAGCCGACGGCGTAGGTCATTTCCTGTTCGCAACAGTTGCAAATCATTTGCGTTCCTCCACTTTGAAATAGGCGTCTGCGCGGGCTTTGACTATTGGTTGATGGCTTCCTGCGCATCCGTGTTCGACGAAATACGCTGGACCGCTACAATACAAAGTATCTCCGTGTCTTTGTATGCTATAAATTAACACCAATTTCCCGCAGACATCACATTTGACTGGCCTGGTATCGTGTTGCAAAGGTATCATATTACACTCCTAAGTTTATGAGAATGCCTCTGTAAAATGGGTATGAAAGACATATATGTAGTTTATGTCTCTGTCGGTTGACCAGTCCAGTGGAAGGAATGTGTCATTTCACTCTCCTCACATGCCTCGACGCAATATTGGTACAGCTTCCAGCCCCCGACTTCCCAAGTCAGAGCAATGTCACAGTCATCTACCAGCAACTTCGGTGCCGGGCAGTTTCTTGCCTCGTAGTCATCCAGAAATGCTATCGCCAAAACTGCGCTTTGGGGGCAGGCAGAATAAGTTGAACGGTCGCCGATTTTGTAGAGGCCCACCATTTTGTGAACGGCTTCTCTCAGCGCGGTATAATTTGCTGCGAGTTGATTGTAGTCAGCGATCATGGCTTTCTCCGAAAAAAACTAACCACTTTTCCTGATGACAAAAAGTCATAAGTATATCTTATATCGCCTTCTCGCCAGAACGCGGTTATGGATCCACGCCCATTTGACCCAATACCCGGGTGGGAAACATGTTTGACGTGCCGAAGCCACGACAAGAACGTTGTTAGTGCGACCAATGACGGCAACTCGTCATTATCTTCCCACGCATCTTCTGCCATCATGTTGGCAAACTGGACGCTTAAGCGTTCTGCACACCCCTCTGGAAGCTGCGATGCAGGGTCATATATGATCTTCCGAATTTCCTCTAATCGCCTTTCACGTAAAGTCATGACTTATCCCTCATCACTTGAAAAATAGACTGACTGTTCGACCCGGCACAATATCTGCACTGCACGAAGGTAATCAAAAACTTCGGCATAGCCGCGTGGTAGGTGTTAAGCATAATCCGGCCAGAACCGCCGCAACTATTACAGGTTGTAATCCTAAATAGATCTGCATCTGCCATCAGCGCTCCTCCGCTTCTTTATCTGGCGGCTCTGGCATGGATTTACCATCGCCGAAGTCCCACCAGTGGGTAACATCGTAAGCCTTGACATTAGAGTAATATGCCGTGCCGTCATTATCGTGCAGGAAAGCGTTGGAAATGATGCCTTTCTTTGCGTCATAAACCACCGCAACACCTTTCTTTGCAGTTTCAATCGGTTTCCAAGTCATGGCTGTTCCTCCTTGCGAATAGCGGCGTCGATGCGCTCTGCGGTTTGTGCGCCGCCAACATGCATGTGGTATAAGGCATCGTCTGCGTGGGTGCGGGGTGGCATAAATGACCGGGCCGCGCGTTCCATCGCTTTGCCTTCGCTCAGCGCCACTTTCGCACACCGCTCCCGCTCCGCCTTCACAGCCGCGTCTGCGATGTCCTTGCGGATGTATTCGGTGTCGCCAGCGTCGTTCTTGTAGCAAACTCCCGCATTGGGGTTGCGCCAGTTTTTGAAGGTAGCGGTGATCCGTTTCGGCATGTCACTCATGGCTGTCTCCTTTCTGCGCGGCCCCGCAAATATGAGCCGCCTCTGCCGCATCTTCGGCATCGCCGCGCCGCAGAACGTGGATAGCCCAAAGGATGCGCTCTTTTTCGTCACGCGACCGGCGCTCGGACAGCATGTCTACCAGGTCGCGCGTATCGTATCGTCTTGTGACTGGCACCTGCATCACGCACCGCCTTTCTGCGCGAGGGCGGCAACCTTGCGACCGCAGGGTTCGCAGTAGTCGCTTCCGGCAAAGCGGGTGCTGACGCGCCGCCCGCAGCCTTTGGTAGCGCAGTCTACGTGAAAGCGACGTGTGTTGGTCAGGTGGATCAGACCCTCGGGCCAAGGCGCGGCCCCGGCAACCGCTTGATCGCCGGGGCCTATGTCATGCGCTGCTCGATTGGTCCGGGCTTCACTTGGCATCACCTCCTTTCCGGGGCTGTTGTCATAAAGGCTCTCGACATCACTAAAGATCGCGGCCTGAAACTCAGCGCCAAGGGGCTGCTGTCGTTGTGCCAGCGCGCCGTAGAGCGTGGCTATGGTGTCCTTTCCGGTGTTGTCGATCAGGGCACGGGCGCTGACTACAAGTTCAAGTGCGGCGTAACATTCCCTCATCCACGCCTTCCGTTGCAGCGCAGTTGGGTCGCTCGGGGATGCGTTCACGGCGTCCATTTTAGCCACGACAGATGCTTTGCGAACGATTGGAAATGCCGCGTCCAGCGCCTTTACCAGCGCCGCTTCCCGTATCGCAGCGGCGTCGGGCTGCACGGCGGGTTCCAGCGCTGCTGTCTGGTATGCCGCCTGCGCATGTGCCTTCGCCGCTGCAAGATCGTTATGCCAGCTTGTATCATGGTGGCATAGATATTTGCCGTTTGAGAAAGC